GGCGCTGTTCCAGTCTTTCGGGCTGGGTAAGACCGTGGAACAGTTGGAGTTTTGCCGCCTTGTGGTGAAGCACCAGGGCGGCAGGGCGTTGATCGTCTTGCCCCTGGGTGTACGTCAAGAGTTCGCACGGGATGCAAAAGAGCTACTCCACATGGAACCGCCCACTTATGTGAGAACCATGGAGGAAGTAAACGCCACCGACGCGCCAATCCTGATGACCAACTATGAGCGCGTCCGAGATGGTGACATCGACCCGAAGCAGTTCACGGCAACCAGCTTGGATGAAGCGTCGGTACTGCGCTCGTTCGGCAGCAAAACCTACCAGACGTTTTTGGACAAGTTCAAGGGGGTCAAGTACAAGCTGGTCAACACGGCCACACCTTCTCCGAACAAGTACAAAGAGCTGATCCACTACGCCGGGTACCTGGAGGTCATGGACACGGGTCAGGCGTTGACTCGGTTTTTCCAGAGGGATAGCACCAAGGCCAATAACCTGACGCTCTATCCGCACAAGGAGGATGAATTTTGGCTGTGGATATCCTCATGGGCGCTGGTGCTGACCAAACCATCTGACCTGGGCTATGACGACACAGGCTATGCCCTCCCGCCTCTGGACGTGAGAACCCACATTGTCTGGGAGGAATATGGGAAAGCGGTTGACCGGGATGGACAGATGAAGCTCATGCGGGACGTGACCGTCTCACTGATGGATGCAGCAAGGGAGAAGCGGGACAGCATTGACATCCGGGTTGCAAAGGCAAAAGAGATCGTGGATAGTGATCCAGATGCCCATTTCATTCTCTGGCACGACCTGGAGAACGAGCGTCACGCGTTGAAAGCCGCGATGCCTGAGACGGTGGACATTTACGGTTCCATGGACTATGACGAGCGAGAGCGCCGGGTGATCGACTTTGCAGAGGGCAAAACCAGATTGTTTGCCACCAAAAAGAGCCTTTCCGGTTCCGGGTGCAACTTCCAGCGCCATTGTCACCGGGCTATCTTTGTGGGGATCGACTATGAGTTCAACGACTTCATCCAGGCGATCCACCGCATTTACCGCTTTCTCCAGACTGAACAGGTGATTATCGACATCATCTACACCGAAGCGGAACAGCCGATTTTTGACGCGCTGATGGAGAAATGGAAGCAGCACGATTACCTACAGGAACGTATGCGGGAGATCGTGAAGAAATATGGCCTGAACAGCGCGGCGGCAGAGCTGGTGATGGCCAGAAGCATAGGGGTGAAACGAGTGGAGATCAAGGGAAACAGCTGGACAGCAGTCAACAACGACTGCGTGGAGGAGACGGCGAAGATGGAGGAGAACAGCGTCGGGTTGATCTGCACCTCCATCCCATTCTCCAACCACTACGAGTACACGCCATCGTACAATGACTTCGGGCACAATGAGGACACCAGGAAATTCTTTGAGCAGATGGACTACCTTACCCCAAATCTGTTGCGTGTACTTCAGCCGGGGCGGGTGTTCGCCTGTCATGTCAAAGACCGGGTGCTGTTTGGCAACGCCACGGGAATGGGTATGCCCACCATGGAGCCGTTTCACGCGATGTGTATCCAGCACTACACGAAACATGGGTTCGCCTATTTTGGCATGATCACCATCGTGACCGACGTGGTGCGGGAGAATAACCAGACCTATCGCTTAGGATGGACAGAGCAGTGCAAGGACGGGAGCAAGATGGGCGTCGGATGCCCTGAGTACATCCTTCTTTTCCGCAAGCTGCCCACCGATCGGTCGAAAGCCTATGCAGATGAGCCGGTTAAGAAGTCCAAAGAGGAGTACACCCGCGCCCAGTGGCAGATCGACGCGCACGGCTATTGGAGATCCTCTGGGGACAGATTGCTGACCAAAGAGGAGCTGCTGCATATCCCCGTAACCAACCTACAGAAAGCTTATCGCAAGTACAGCCGGGAGAGCGTGTACAGCTACGAGGAACACGTGGAGCTTGCCAAGAAGCTGGACGAAGACGGGCATCTTCCGGCCACGTTCATGGTGGTTGCGCCGGGTTCGTGGAGTGATGATGTGTGGGATGACATCAACCGTATGCGGACACTGAATACGACCCAGAGCCAGAGACGGCAGCAGCTCCACATCTGCCCATTTAGTATAGACGTCGTTGACAGAATCATCAACCGCTATTCCAACCCCGGCGACCTTGTTCTTGACCCGTTCGGCGGTTTGGGAACCGTGGCTCTGGAGGCAGTGAAAGCGGGGCGTAAGGGCTATTCCATCGAGTTGAACAACGACTATTTCCGGGACGCTGTGGGGTACCTCAAGGAGCTGGACGAAAAAGATGAAACGATTTCCTTGTTTGATTTGATGGGGGTATAACAAAATGAACGAAGAAAGAACGACCGTCGGCACGGCGGACGGCCACATCGGGAAGCTGGAAGACAAGCCCTTTACCGATGCAGACCTGTACCACCCCAAGCGGCTGGTACAGGACGGCATGACCCAGGAGACCTTCACCGCCCTGGTGGACGAGGTGCAAAATGCGTCCATCCGCGCGTTGGTCACAAAAAACGCCAAATACTCCCCCGGCACGGATAAGCTGCACAACTTCCGCACCGGGGCGGAGATCAACGGCACGACCATGGCCCAGACCTGTTGGGGCTACCTCGCCAAGCACCTGACCGCACTGCGGGACATGGTGCAGCGGGACGATTTCTCCGACCGGGAGGACTTTTTGGAGAAGTGCAAGGATAGCATTAACTATCTGGTTTTCTTGTGGTGTATCGGGAATGAGGGGGGCAGCGAGTGAAATTATTGATCGGCGGTTCACCATGTACGTACTGGAGACCGTTTCCTGGATATGAGGGATATTACGAAATCTCTAACCATGGAGACGTAAAAAGGCTGGATACAGGAAAATTGATTTCCAGAAAAGTTGAAAAGAACGGGTATGTTAGGGTTCATCTGTCCAAAAACGGAAAGGCGGAAAGCATATTGCTTCACAGAGCCGTTGCGTTGGCGTTTGTTCCCAACCGGAACCCGAAAGCGTTCAAAACCGTGAACCATATTGATGAGAATAAGCAGAATAATTCTGCCAGCAATCTTGAATGGTGCGATATGTCATACCAGAACAGATATGGTCGCGGAGCAGAAACGAGGAACGAAGCTAAAAAACGGGCAGTTATTCAACTGGACATGGACGGAGAGTTCGTGAAAAAGTGGGGAAGCATTAAAGAAGCCGCTGAATCTCTTGGGCTAAATTCTTCAAGCATTATGTGCGTTTGTAAGGGCGCAAGAAGGTACAAAAGTACGGGCGGCTGTAAGTTCAGATATGTGGAAGGAGGTGATGCCACATGACCAAATTGCTTATCGGCGGTAGCCCTTGCACTTATTGGTCTATTTAGTCGCACAGACCAAAAACCGCGAAACCGAAGCAAGCGGGTTAGGATGGGAGTTATTCCAAAACTATGTGATTGCACGAGACAAGTACAAGCCTGATTATTTCCTCTACGAGAATAATAAGTCTATGTCTCAGGCGATCAGAGAGAAAATCACTGAGGAACTTGGCGTAGAACCCGTACTTATCAACTCTGCCCTTGTGAGCGCACAAAATCGGCAACGGCTCTATTGGGTGGGTAAGCGTAATCCTGATGGCACGTATAGCAGGGTCGATGTTGAGCAACCGGAAGATAGAGGTATCTTGTTGCGGGATGTTCTGGAGACCGGAGTGAGTTGGAAAGAAAAGTCCTATACATTAAGAGCGCAGTATGCCAAAACATCTGTCGCAAATATAATGGGCGGTCATTATGGCGCTCCGATGGCGGCACAGCCCGTCAATACCACCGAGGACGGCAAAGCGCAGTGTATCCGCGCAACGTGTTACAAAGACGGCATTAGGAACATGGTAGCCAACGACGTTGACCGTAGGACTTGTGTTGCGGAACCAGTGTGTTTGCGTTACGAACGGACAGAGGAGGGGAAGCGACTAAGAAAACAATATGAAGCGCACGAAATCCACCATGGTTATCATGAGCACTCTGTATTGCAGCCAAGGGAAGATGGAAAGTCCAACACGCTATCAACCGTTTTGAAGGATAACCAAATCGCAGAACCCGTTCGTATTGGCACCATCGAGAGCGGAGAGCGCAGTTTTAAGTCAGACTCCCAGGCTAACCGGGTGTATAGCCCCGATGGGGAAAGTATCAACCTGTGCGGAAACGGGGGCGGAGCTGGCGGTAAAACGGGGCTGTATGCGGTGCCAACGGGCGCAGCATGGAGACACCAGAACAGGTTATGTATAGAAAGCGCAGACGGCAAATCCTACCCCGTCTACGAGGTCAAAGACGGGCTTATCACGATCAAGGACAAGCAGTATCCAATCAGGTTACGGGACGGTTGCTACATTATTCGCAAGCTGACAGTGACTGAATGCAAGCGTCTCCAGACTGTGCCGGATAACTACGAGTTCCCGGTCAGCGATACGCAAGCCTACAAAATGCTGGGCAACGGCTGGACGTGTGATGTGATAGCGCACATCATGGGCCATTTCGATGGTCTGACCTCTGAGACTGTGGAAGTGCTGTCTATGTATGACGGAATGTCATGTGGAAGAATCGCCCTGGACAAGCTGGGAGCCGATGTGGTCAGGTACTACGCCACCGAGATAGACAAGTACGCTGTCCAGACCACGCAGCACAATTATCCCGATACCGTCCAGTTGGGCGACGCTTATCAGGTGCGAGACGATGGATGGGAGGTGCCACGATGATAACCATCATCCGCACACGCTACATCATCGTGAGAGACGGTACAGAGGTGTTATGTGGTAAAGGGAAAGATTGTACCTTCAAGTCACCCGGCAGGCTGGACAGCATAAAGACGTTTTGGAGCAGGAAGCAGGCTACAGCGGCGTTGAATCGGATGTGGTTTGACGGTTTTGACGTCGAAAGGTATCGGGTGTGTGAAATTAAGGACGTGATATTATGAGAGACCTAAACAAAACCCCAGGCATTGAGCGTATCGACCACCCGATCATCAAGCCAACCGACCACAGCGGAGCCTTTAAGGTCATGGTCAACCAACGTTCCTGGTTTGTCATTGCGACGGTCGACCCTATGGGAGACGGAAAAACGGCGGAGCATATCTCCGTTTCCCACAGAAACCCGAAGAAGATGCCCGATTGGGACACCCTGACGAAGATCAAAGACCTGTTCTTTTACCCGGAGGAAGAATGTGTGCAGTTCTTCCCGAAGCACAGCCAGTATGTCAACATGGTGGAGAACTGCTTGCATATCTGGAGACCCGTCGGGCTGGACTGGGAAGCTATGGCCTTCGACGTGGCAGCGCTCAGAGAGGAGGTTGCGCGAGGCAAAGATGGACGAGGAGGTTCGGGATGAAACACCTGGGAGACATTACGAAGATTAATGGCTACACGGTTGCGCCGGTCAATGTCGTAATCGGCGGATCACCCTGTCAAGACCTGAGCATAGCGGGCAACCGTGCGGGGCTGGCCGGGGAACGGTCCGGGCTGTTTATGGAACAAATCAGAATTATTAAGGAAATGAGGGACGCAGATGCCGCAAGAGGTAGAACTGGGCGGAATATCCGCCCCCGCTGGATGGTGTGGGAGAATGTGCCCGGAGCCTTTAGCTCAAACAAAGGAGAGGACTTTGGGGCAGTCATCCGCGAAACAATCAAAGTCGCCTGCCCGCAAGCCCCCGCTGTTTCTGTCCCTAAAAACGGATGGCCAACAAGCGGATGTCTCGCTGACATGGGAGGAAAATGGAGCGTTGCGTGGCGAGTATTCGATGCCCAGTTTTGGGGAGTGCCCCAGCGCCGCCGTCGTATCGCACTTGTCGCAGATTTTGGAGGTCTCACCGCACCCGAAATACTCTTTGAGCGCAAAGGCGTGTTCGGGGATTCTGAACAGGGCGGAGCGCCGTGGAAAGCCTTTGCCGCCGCTGCTGAAGGACGCACTGCTGAGGCAGGCTATGGCGGACCAACCTACTGCATACAAGGAAACTGTATCGACAGAGCCGACACCGCCGGATGTAACGGGCGTGGCTGGACAGAGGGCGTTTCCTACACCCTGAACACAGTAGACCGCCCCGCCGTTACCACGGTTGTTTGCCTGAATGACCAGAGCGGTTCCCGCATGGGCGTAAGTGTTGATAAGGCTGGCACCCTTCGGGCACAGGAACACGGACACCAACCTATCGTGTGCATGGCGTCGGGTCAAGCTCACGCAGAGATCAGCACAGAGCTGTCACCAACTTTGAGCTGTAACCACGAACAGCCCATTGTGGCGCAACAGCTCTTTGAAAACCACGGGCAGGACAGTCGCCTCACCGGGCCGCTGGAGGTAGCCCCTACGGTGGCGCAGAAGTTCGGCACCGGCGGGAACAATACCCCGCTGGTGGTGGGCTTCAAATACCACCAGGGCGCGGGGGCGCGGGGTTTGGGCGAGGAGGAGGGCATTTCTCCGGCGCTGTGCGCCGACGGAGGCCACCCGCCCGCAGTCGCTACTTTCCAAAATACCGGGATCGGCTGGTGGAACGAAAGCGACATAGGCGCAACTCTGAGAACGCCTTGCGGTGGAGATAGCACGAAAGCAAATCTTGTGGTGGCTGTTGACTGCCGCAACGGGACGGAAAACCCGGAAACCAATGGCACTCTCCAAGCCAAAAGCAACGGAGGGACAAGTCTAAACCTGAACAATGTTGTTCGGGAAGGTACGCTGGTTCGGCGCTTGACACCGCTGGAGTGTGAGCGCCTGCAAGGGTTCCCTGACGGCTGGACGGACATTGGGCCGTGGACAGATAGCAAGGGCAAGGTACACAAGGAAAGCAGCGACGCCGCCCGTTATAAGGCGCTGGGCAACAGCATAGCCCTCCCCTCCTGGGCGTGGGTGCTGTCCCGCCTGAGCCTGTGCGCCGCCGCAGAGCCTACGATGGCCTCCCTCTTTGACGGTATCGGAGGATTCCCTCTGCTATGGGAATGGCTTAACGGAAAAGGGAGCTGCCTTTGGGCATCAGAAATCGAGGAATTTCCGATCGCCGTGACCAAGTATCACTTTGGCTGCGAGGAAAGCGAGGTTAACAATGACTAACGCTGATTTGATCCGCTCTATGGGCGACAATGAACTAACTGATTTTATCATAGGGATATGTGATGAAGAAGGCGGGACAAAACTCGTCGCTGGCTATGTGCTGCCATATAACGAAAGAGCCATAATAGATTGGCTTAGATCGGAGTGTGAGGGCCAATGACCCCAAAAGAAGCCATATCCACCATCAGAATGGCCATAGCCGAGGTGGAGTGGGAGTATCCCATGGAGTATGCTGTGGCGTTTGAGATGGCGATTGAAGCGTTGGATAAAAGCAATCAGTGGGTTAGCGTGGAGGAACAGCCACCAAAATTCCCGTGCTTTACATTGGACGGTAACAAAGGCAATTTGCCGAGAGTGACCAGCTGCCATGTTCAAATAGGAAAACTTCACTTTGATGGGGATACTGTAAAAGATTGGTCTGGGGTAGACCCTATAAGGCTTTTCGGAGATGGTTGCCCTGTTGATTGGTGGATAAACAAAACGAACAGTATCAGATGGTGGATGCCCATCCCAGAAACGCCGGAGCAAGAGAAGGAGGTAAACGATGGATAAGCCATTGAAGGATTGGACGCTGGGGGAAGTCATTTATTACTGCGGAAAGCCGTAAAACTGTCCGACATCATAGGAGGTAACAATGACTAACGACGAACTGAAACTCTACATCATCGACCGATTGGGCATACCAGAACTGCTGTGTCAGCTTGCAGAGGAGGCCGCCGAGCTGTCCAAAGCGGCGCTGAAACTGCGCAGGGCGATCACGGGGGTTAACCCTACGCCGGTCACGGTGGAACAGGCCCGCGACAATCTGATCGAGGAAATGGCGGATGTGGACTTATGCCTGGAGTTGCTTGAATCCCAAAACTATACCAGTACCCCGGAAGCGCAGAAAGTCCAGGCCAAGAAACTTCCGAGGTGGGCCGGGAGATTGGGGCTGGAGGACGATGGAAGGAGAAACATAAGATGCGAATGATTGACGCTGACGAAATTGTCAAAGTGGCAGAACACGCCTATAACGAGTGGAACCTTGCAATGGTCGGAGCAGACACCAACCGCAAGGTCAACCTCGTGTACAAACTCCAGGAACTGTGCAAAGCAATTAAAGCGGTGGCAGATTCAATGCCCACCGTAGACGCCGCCCCGGTGGTGCATGGGTATTGGCTGGAAGAAGATGACGGCATCGCGGACGACTATATCTACCGTTGCTCCGTATGCAAAGAAGATTGGGTTTGTATCGGAGGAACGCCAAAGGAAAACGGGATGAAGTTCTGCCCCAACTGTGGCGCAAAAATGGACGGAGGTATAAAAAATGGATCTAATTGAACGCGCCAGTGCGCTTGAAATTGTGCGCCGTACATCTGGCGATTATGCAACATCATTTGCGGAAATTGGGCGGTTACCAGCCGTAGACGCCGCCCCGGTGGTGCGTTGCAAATCCTGCGGGAAAAGCGCTGTCACGGAAATGGGGAAGCGTTTTTGTAACGAGCCATTAGGCTCTCGCGGTTCGGTTCAAGTTGAAGATGATGATTTTTGCAGTCGGGGCGAGCGCCAGAAGGAACCCGATGCACAGTGACGCATTTAGAATTTACCTCACCATATTAGCCGTAATCCTCTGTATTGCGGCGGTGGTGCAGGTGGTGGGAGGATAGGGAGAAAAACACCATGGGAGAAGAATACAAAAGTCGGGTCTATACCGACCGACCCGCTTACGCAGATTTTGACGCACCGAGGAAGTTCGTGGCCATCCAGAGCATTATTGCCAAGCGGCTGAAAGAGCACCCAAATGCTATCTGTTCCTATTCTGGAGGAGCTGACAGTGACATCATGATCGACCTGATCGAGCAGACACGTAAGATCTTCAGCTTGTCGCCGGTCAAGTATGTGTTTTTTAACACCGGCCTGGAGATGCAAGCGACCAAAGACCACGTCAAGGCCACGGCGGAGAAGTACGGCGTGGAGATCGAGGAGCACCGGCCCAAGGTCAACATCGTCCTGGCCGCCAGGCAGCACGGTGTCCCGTTTGTCTCCAAGATCATGTCTTACGGGCTGTCCGAGTGGCAGAAGAAGGGCATCCCGCTGTCCATTGCCGAGGAGTACGACCAAGCAGAAGACAAGGCCGCCAAGCGTAAGGAGCTGAAAGAACGTTATCCCAAGTGCGAGCAAGTGATCAATTTCCTCTGTTGCTGCAACTCGGCGGGAGAACCCCGCCCCAACATCCAGCTTGTCATAAACTCCAGCAAGTACATGAGGGATTTTATTGCAGAGTACCCGCCCGATTTCCAAGTCAGCGCCAAATGCTGTGACTACTGCAAAAAGCAGCTGGCCCACCGGGTACAAAAGGGCTACGACATGATTATCACCGGAGAGCGACGGGCAGAGGGCGGCATGAGGTCAGTTCCTCGCAAGGACAACACGGCGCTGTGTTTCGGTGAGACTGCGAACGGTCAATATCGGCTCAGACCTCTGTACTATGTCACCGACGAGGATAAGGCATGGTACAAGGAGTATCACCACATCAAATACTCAGATGCTTATGAGGTCTATGGCCTGACCAGAACAGGATGCTGTGGGTGCCCAATCAGTTACAAAGCGGTCGAAGACCTGGAGAAAATCAGACCCTATGAACCAAACGTGGTCAAGGCGGCCTGGAATATTTTTGGGAAAAGCTATCTGTACCGGCAAAAGTACAACGAGTACAAGGCGGCAAGGATGGCACAGGAACGAGCCAAACCAGCTGATTCCGTGGAGAATTTGCCCGGCCAGATGGAACTGGATCTGGGGGTGGCCCGTGAAGAACCTTAACCAATGGCACATCCTGGCCGTTGCACTCTGGGCGCTGTGCTTTGGGGTGGTGGTTTACAATGCTTTTGGAAAGTGAGGGCAAAAATGGACAACGGCGCAAGAACTTTGGAATAGGCCACACACAGCAGAACGGCAGAACGGCAGAACGGCAGAGCAAAGCCCCGCATGGCACCGACCCGGAAAATGTGACAGAAGGGCCGAAACTCCCCCCCTGCTTTTGTGTTGCCGCCCAGAACCCCGCAGAACGCCCCACACGCTGTTTTTGCGCACAGAATGACCTTGGATGCGTTTGTTGTGTAAAAATGGCGTGACGGGGCGCAGAACAGGATTATTTAAAGATTTACGCCGTGACGCTTTAAATGACGCTTTAAATGACGCTATAAATGACGCTTTAAACAGCTTTAAACGCAGAACGGTTATTTGTGGGAAGTTGGTTCACGGTTGGTTCAGACGGCGCAGAACGGCCAACAATGGCAGAAAGAGGTGATTCTCTATTAGCATTGTAAAATCAATCATAGCGGGCATCGTAGACACCGCTGTGGACATCCTGGTCGTGTGGGCGTTGACCTATCTGGCGTGTAGCTGTTTCGGGTATTCGTGCAGCTTTCGGTTTGCGTTGGGCGTGTGGTGGGTCAAGCTGCTGCTTGGGTATAGGCCGATGGTTTGCGGGAGAAAGAGGGGTTGACATTGGATGTCCGGGTGGTGTATGATAAAATAGAGATTTTATGCACAAAAATAAATTGGTACAGTTATTTGCAGAAGGTAGGTACGCAGAATGACAGATGACCAGCTTATCGAGCAAGGGGAAAAAGTGGTACGCAAAAAGATGAAACCTCGCGGCGGAAACTCTCCTATGATCGGAGAGAATGGTATACATACCCTTCCTGGAGATAACTCTAAATATGCCGCTGTACTTTTGGAGATGCACAAATGGGGCGAAGTAGATAAGAACGACCCCGAAGCGCTCGAAGAAAGGTTTTGGAAATACGTCGAGTTCTGTGGGGACAACGACATCAGAGTAACTAACCAAGTTGCCTATTATGCGATGGGGATTAGTAAGGATGACGTTTATAACTGGGAACACGGGGTAAGCAGAGGCAAAGAACATTGCGAACTTATAAAAAAAGTTAAGCGTTTTTGCGCTTCTTATCGCGAAATGTTAGGGGCTGACGGACGTCTTAACCCGGTCACACTTGTGTGGTGGCAGAAAAACTACGATGGACTTGTTGACCGCTCCGAAGTTGTTCTAACCCCAAACCAACCTCTCGGCGCAGAACCAGACCAGAAAGCCTTGGAAGACAAGATCATCGGCTCCATCGTGGCAGAGGAATGACATGGCAGAACAGAAAAGCTGTCCTATGCTGTTCCAACTGTCTCAAACGGCGCAGAAAGCACCCGGAAAAGTCTACTTAGATTGCATAGAACGCCGTTGCGCCTGGTGGAATGACCGGAAACAATGCTGCGCCGTGCTATCAATCGCAGAACGGAAATAACGCAGAAAGCCCCAGACTGTACATACAGCCTGGGGTGTTTCTTATATATAAGATATATTCTATATATATTATATAATACCTTATTAAATAAATGTATGTAGAATTTAGGGTGCAGAACGAGCAGAACGGGCAGAACGAGCGGGAAGGTGCAGAACGCCCGAACCGCAGAAGGGCAAGCCGTCCACCGCATAGCAGACCCTCGCCGCCAGTGACCCCGTGCAGCAGATCGGCCCCGGACGGCCCGGAACCGTCAAGCCGCGCGCAAGTCCGCCCGGCGCAATTCCGCCCCGTGTCGGCCAACGTCGAGACGGGCATTTAAACAGCTGACGGCTTGCAAGGGCAAAAAAGCCGCCCAGCCTGTTAAGCTGGACGGCGGTGGAAAAATCCGCGTTTTGGCGGCGGTGAAGGCGTTGACATCCTGGGCGGCTGCTGGGCCGTCCACCACTGGACGCGCTCGGAAAGCTCTTCCTGGGTGTACATCTTGACCCCGGTATAGTGAGTAATGCCCTGGGACGGCGCTTTTAACAGGCAGTCGCCATATTGCGGCAGATCCTCGGCACCTTTTACACCAATGATCTGTCTGGACTCAATCTGACTATCGCAGCGCAGCGCCACCTTGCAAGTCATATTGACGGCTATGTTGGCGGTGATTACTTGCCTGTTTGGCGCTTGCGTGGCAAGGATCAAATGGACGTGGGCCGCGCGGCCCAATTCCGCGATATGCTGTATCACCTTGATTTGGTGCTTGCTACAGTTCAGCATTAAGTCCGCATACTCATCGACTATAACGTAGATGTGCCCTCTGTCTGTTTCCACCAGGCCGCGGGCGTCCATATCTTTAAAACGACTCTCCATGATCTGGGCGGCGTGATTCAGCGCGGACAGAATCGCGGATATATCGCGGGCGTGTTCGATGGTATGCGGCAGGCGGCTGTATCTGGTTAGCTCGACGCGCTTTGGATCGCAGAGAATCAACCAAACCCCGCCGCCCTGATCTCCAGGCGGGTTGCATAGGGCCGTGTAAATCAGGCCGTTAATGATAACACTTTTGCCGGATCCCGTGGATCCGGCAATTAGTGTGTGGGGTTGGGTGAGTATGGACTGATAAAGGGCGTTGATGGTTCCTGCGGGCGTGGTGTATCTCATGCCGCCACCTTCATTTCATCCATGATCCAGTTTAGGACTTTCCAGGCAAGGCAGTGGGCGGAAGTTCCGGAAAGCGTTTCATCAATGTACTCAAAAAGCCCATTAGCGCCATTTTTTGCCCTGATTTGTGTTTTTTGAAGCTTGTAAATTACGTCAAAATCGTCAACAACCTTGACTGTTTTGAAGTCCGTGCCGTTTGAAACGGTGATATGTGTGTTATCGCCGGGATATGTGGCAACTGTCCAACGTTCAGTTTGGATCACGTTGCGGGCGTCCGCAGAATAGATATCGCGGTTGAAAATGCGTGTCATACCGTTCTTCCCTCCATCATTGTTTTCCACTCATTGCAAGCCAATTCCGTGAGTCGGTCGGCGTACTCCTCCATTAGTTCGGTGGTTAGGGCCATGCAAGGGCGTTTCCCCTTGTTTTTGTGTCCAGCTACGAGCGCCGCGTTTTGGACGATATACGGCACGCCGATACGGTCCATTTCATCAAAATTGCACTTCATGCAATCCCGGATGGTTGCCCGGTCGTAGTCTTCCAGGAGAAAATTTTCCAGCAAGTCCGCGCCGCTGATGGTGGATAACAGAAGCATTTTAATTTTGTAGTTGCCCATGGTTTACGCCCCCTTCCCAATGTCCGCGGCCAGCTCTTCATCGTCCAGCTCTTCAAGCTCTTCTTCCAGCTCGTCCAGGGCCGCCGAAATAGCTGCGCCCAAAACGTAGCACCTGATAGTCACATCGCAGTATTCCGCGCCCCGCTCCAGCGCGTCGCCCGAATCGCCAAACTCTTCAAGCGCTTCCCGCAGCAGGTCCCAGTTGTGGGAAATCGCTTCTTCAGCTTTCCAAGTGTTGCAGTAGTACGAGCCGGACGCGTTGCCCGTGACAGAATCTTCAATCCACAGTTTGTCGTTCAGATTCTCTTCCAGATCATCGCGACGGCCGCGCCATTCGTTCAGGTTCACGTTGTTCCGGATGTATTCCGCGACGTCGTTCTGGACTTCCCAGGGGTAATCATAACGTTCAGACATTTTTAAGCCCTCCAATTTGACTTTATCGGCGGGCCGTGCTACAATGGGCGCGGCCCTGGGTTGATTGGTTCTTTCGGGGTTCGTTGCCCTTGCAAGTGTTCGCTGCACTTGCAAGGGCGTTTCTTTTTTACCAGGCGGCGCAATCCCCCATGTGGTCGATCTCGTCCAACTTGTCGCGGATCATATCGGCGATCTCTTGCATGGTCAGGTGCTCAGCTGTGGAGCAGATGCGGATAACATTCTTGCTGCGGTATTCCGTCCACTCGTTGCCGCCAATGGAGCAGTGAAAGTCGGCCCAAACCTCACCATCCGCCTTGTCGTAAAAGATCTCGTTGTAGCAAGCGGAGCGCTCGCTGTAGTTTCTGGTGTCGCCGCTGCACTTCTTCAGCCCAGTGATATTCAATCCGTGTTTGTCGATTTTCATTTTTATTATCTCCTTCCATGCTCGCGGCCCTTCAACCGGGCCGTGTTCCTGGTATGTGCTCAAGTTGTCAAGGTGCAGAATAGCATTACTTTACTGGGGTGGATTGCAGCCGGGTCCCAGTTTCCCGCCTGGGGCCGTCAATCGGTTCACGTCGTTTCAGACCGGCTGCAATCGCTGGGGGGTTAGTTTTTCTGCGGGCCGTCTCGGGCCTTAGCTTTGTTGCGGGGTAGCTATCATTTCCCCGGGCGGTTTTATGTTATCTGCCCTCTTGCGCGGGTTGTCCAGATGGTACACCGTCAACCGTTTCTTCCTTTCGACCCCGTCTGGTGGGGCGGCCCCGGCCTATACGCTCGCCTGCTGCGTTGGAGGGCGTCTTGTTTTACCTGTATAGCCTCATTAACAGGGCGGATATTTTAACGTCCCCGCCGGGGCGTCGGGCCGGTGTCGTGGCCCCTACGCGCCTAATCTGTTTTCTGCGGGAGTGTTGGCGTTTCTCCCGGTTTTCCTCTTTGCCTCCATATCAAGCCCGCATTTCGTGGGCCGCCTGGATCTCCCAGGCTGTCAAGCGCCCCGCCGTGGATCCAGGGGCCTTCCCTTGCTACGACTATATTGTACACCTAACAAGTTAGATTGTCAAGGGTTGATTCTAACTTTTTACGACTTTTTTTCAAGGGGTTGGGTTTTTAGGTGCGCAAAATATGTATTTTGTTCACCCGGGGCCGTCCGGGGCGACGTGTATATAATGTATACGAGCCGCCGCGCCCGCCGCCTATAGGGGCGACGGGGCGGGGGGATCCGGGAGGACGCCCCGCCGCCCGCTTAGCCCCCTCTGCACCCGCGCCAAATAAAAAGACCCCTAAAACCTTAGCCCACCCGAACCTAAACAAAAGCGGCAAAAACGCAACTTTCAAAAATTTCTCGAAAAATCAAAAAAGGGGTTGACAGAGCTAACAAGTTAGGTGTATTATATACGCGAAAGGACGTGAAATATATGGAACTCAGGAAGGCGTTAAGAGAGATGGTCAACCGGCGTGGAATGACGTTGAAGTCCTTTGCCGAAGCTGCCGGATACAAAACTTCCAGCGCAGTAACAACGCCGATCAAGGCGAACGACATGAAGGTGTCCACACTCATCAGGCTGGCAAACGCCGCCGGGTATGAGTTGAAGCTGGTCTACACGGATTTAGACCCAGAGCACCAGGAGTACCCAATCAGGATTGACATCGCGGAAGACCAGATCGAACCTGCGAAGAAGAAGCCGCGAAAGTCGAAGAACGCGGAGGACGCTGAGACAAGCGAGGAGGCTAAAGCAGATGAAACCGAAGCAAATTGACGCCCCACACGCAGAGCTAATCGTAGATGACGGGACGCTACGGTTGGCGTAAACATCTAACCCCGAAAGGAGAATGACCCCATGACCAACTTCAAAATAATCTACAAGATCCTGCGCTTCCTGGACGCTGCAATGGACTGTGAAGAAGTGGACTACTCCGAAATCTCCCCATTCCAGCTTGGCGTGACCCGTGAGCGCTGGGAACGTGTGCTGATCGCTATGCAAGACGAGGGCTATATCAAGGGCCTTGTGCTGGGCAGTTCTCTGGCAGACAATCGGCGGCACATTGCTGAACCGATCCAGCCGGAGATCACCATCAAGGGCATGGAGTTCCTGGCGAACAACGGGACGCTGAAAAAGGTGGCAGAAGCGCTGAAAACTGCTGGTTCCGCCGGAAGTGGCGCAGCTACAGCCTTGATAGGGAAACTGTGATAAGGAGTGTGACCATGAACGACCTGAAAATAATCTACAAGATCCTGAAAGCCCTGGAGCGCGGTATGGGGGACGAGGATTTTGACGTGCGCTCCATCGGATGCGAAGCTATGGGAATAGCAGAGATGAAATGGGAGCAGCTGTTGATCTTAATGGCAGAGAGCGGGTACATTGACGGTGTGGCGTACTCCCAGTCGCTGAACGACAAGTTCCCGCATATAGGCTATCCCATCACGCCCAGG